CTTCCCCTAAATATTTTTCTATGATTATTCTTTCAGTTAATTTGCATCTAGCCATTTTGGACACCACAATTGCTTAATTGCATAAATATGGATTGCAAGGTATATTTAACTTTATCACTTACATTTAAAGCATTTCCTGTAATAGTTAAGGATCTATCTCTAAACCAATCATTTACTAATACTCTACAGTATAGTTTTGCTAACTCATTGCTACTATCAAATGTTTTCCCAGTAGCATTTTGTAAATATTGTTCGCTGGCATTTATTAAACTTTGTATAAAAATGTCTTCATCTTCATAATCTACTTTTAAAAATTCTTTAGTCTCTTGCAATGTTAATATCAAGTTCATGCCCTCCCATAATTATAATTAAGAGGGAATTGACTCCCTCTCTACTCACCAGTTACAGTTGGATTTATTTCTACATATACAACTGCTTCACTATCAATTTTCTTAGTATCAAATCTTTCAATAACCCTCATGAATGTAGCATTTTTAGTAAAGCCAGCTTCTGTAGATACTGCCATTTCATACGCTTGTCTATCAAAG